TAAACTTTTAATATCAATAGTGTTTATTATACTAATTTCACCATTAACAATATCAAAATTTAAATAAAATAATAAATTAGATTCTTGGTTAATTAATGTTAATATATTAGAATATTTTATTGGATCATAAGAAATATCATTTAAATAATAATAAATATTGTTATTATTACTAATTAATATATTATTTGAATATCCATATAAAAACGATAATATTATTCTTTTTTCAATATTATTATCAATATTATTATCTAAATTATTATTTTTAAATTTATTAAAAATTGTAAAAATATATGGATTTGTTATATTTTTTAAATCTAATATTTTTTTTACTTGATAAATATTTATTAAAAATTTATCTTTATTTTTTATTTCATTTAAAATAAAAATAACAATATCATAATTTATATTAAATTTATTAGACCAATTAATAATTTTTTCTATAGATTCATTTATTTTTAAAAAATTATTAATACTTAGATATAATCTATAAATAAAAATAATATCTGAATCTATATTTTTATCATAATATAATTTTTTAAATACATTCCAAGTAATATTAGGATTAATTAAATTCTTTAATTTATAATTTATTTTTTTTAAAATTTTATTAATTATCATAACTTCATAAAAACAATTTAATTTTAATGAATTAATAAACATAATATCTTCATTTAATTCTAAATCTCTTGCATTAATAATAGATTCTATTGAATAATAATTTAATTCATTTTTACAAATTTTAGAATTATTAGATATATTATTAATTGAATTATTTAATATATTATATATATAATTACCATCATTATCTATTATTAAATTATTATAAAATAAATATTCTATAATATATTTATATTCAGATATTGGAATTTCATTTGTTAATTTATCATTATATTTAATAATTTTATTTACTATATTTCTTTTAATATTATTTTCTAAATAATGAATAATAAAAAAATCACCAGTTATATCAATTATATTTTCATATATAATACTATCATCATAATTATAATAAATATGATAATTAAAAATATAATTATCATAATAAATTGATTTATCTGTATAATTAATTTTATAATTAGTATCAAATATATTTTTTAAATTAGATAAATTTATATAATAATCTTTATTTAATATATTATTTAAATTATATAAATTATGATTATATAATTCAGAAATTATCATTTTTTTATAATTTCGTGTATCTTCTATATTTATTTCATTTATATTAACATTTCTTAATAAATCATAAAAAGGTTTTGAAAAATTTTCTAATGTTATATTATAAGTTGGTTTTATATCTAATCTACCATTTATATTATACATAAAATATACTTCACCATTATTTTTTCTTCCGGTTCTTCCTCTTCTTTGAATTCTACTAGATTCAGAAATTTTTTTAACTGATAAAATTTTTTTATTATAAAAATGATTATATTTAGATACTTTGGCATACCCATTATCAATTACATATTTTAAATTATCAATAGTAATTGAAGCTTCTGCAACATTTGTAGCTATAATAATAACTCTATTATATGTATTATTAGAAACATATTTATTAGGATTTTGTATAAATACATTATTCCATTCTATATGAATATTTTCTTTTTTATTAATTATTATAGTTTTATAATATTCTATATTATCAAAATAAGTTTTATATTTTTGATTTAATTTACCAAAAAAAGGTAATGCAATTGTAGAATATGGAATATCTTTATGATTATTTAAATATTCTACAGTTTCTTTAATTTCTGCTTCACCAGTTGTAAAAAATAATATATTACCATTATTAGTAGTTTTACAAATTTCAATAATTTTTTCTATTCCTAATTTATTTGAATTTTCAGAATTATCTTGACTTTCTAAACTATAATTATAATAATATTCTTTAATTATATATTGTGTAGTTTCACCAGGTGGTGAAATATGATATCTTCTATCCATAAAATATGAATTAATTAAAAAATTAAATTCATTAATTAATGGATTAAATATTGGATATTTAATTGGATACATTAAATTGTCATTTATTGTTTTATAATATCTTCTATAGATAGGTTCATCATCATTCATTGTTGCAGATACTATTACTAACTTTATTTTATTATTTACATAACAAGTATGTCTCATTAAAGTTAATATTAAATCCATATTAGAATTATGTTCATGTGCTTCATCAACTATAACAATATCATAAATATTTATATTATTAAATTTATTTTTTTTATTTAAAAACATTATTTGATTATTTTTAATAGTCTCATATAAAATACCATCTGTTGTAATTATTAAATTATTAAAAAGATAATTTGTTTCATAAAATATAGTTTTTTTATATAAAACTTCTTCAGAATCTATATTTTTATTATATTCATTATCTTTTATAATATTTACATGTCCACCATCTGCATATTTATATTGAATATAATAATTATTAGTTAATGTTTCATTTTCGATAGGAATACCTAATTCTCTAGATATATTTTTTGAATTATTAACAGTTGGGTCAATTCTAGGTTGAGTACAAATTATTTTTCCATTAAATTTATAATCAATCATTTTTAAAGAATACAATAGTAATTTAGGAACTTGTGTAGATTTACCAACTCCAGTAGAACCAGTTACATATATAATTTGATGAAATATATAATGTTGAAAAAAATTAATTTGAGATAACCAATCCATAGCATAAAAAGTATACCATTTCTCATTATTTTTTAATAAATCAAAATATGAATAATATTTACCTTTTTCTTTATTAAAAATTTTATCAAGATTTTTAAATTTATCATTATTAATATAATAATAAGATTCTAAATATTCTGGATTATTTAAAACATTATTAATATCATTATATGGTTTAAATTCAGTTAATATTCCAGATTTTATTAATTCTTCAAATACTATATTAGGATAACAAGATCTAAATGTATCTAATATATTTTTTATAAATATATTATAAGGAATGTTATTTGTTCTAAATTGTCTTTTATAATTACCATTTAAATTTAACCAATTACTTTTATTATAAATTTTATCATAAAAATCAAATTTATCTGAATTACTTAATGAAATATAATTATTATCTAATTTAATCCATTCATTTGGAGATTTATGATATAAACATTTAGATATATTATATATATTTTTTAAATTTATAGTTAAATTATTATAATAATAATAATTCATATCTATAATAAATAAATCATCTATTTTATTTATTATAAATTTACCATAAACTGATTCATAAAATAAATAAAATATTTTTAATATATATATATTAAAATAATGAATTAATTTATTTTTTATTAAAATTAAACAATTAATAATATCATAATTATCAATATTTTGTATTTGGTTTAAATTTATTATAGAAAAATCATCATCATAATTTTCTTCTTCAAAATTTAGTTTAAATTTATCTAATATTTCACTATTACTAAATTCATTTTCACTATCACTATCATCTAAATTATTATTAATTGATTTAGAATTATTAACAAAATAAATTAATAAATATTTAATAATTTCATAATCAATTTCTATAAAATTAAATAATGAAATATTATTTTTAAGATTATTTATTAATTTATTAATTTTTTTTAATAAAAATATATTTGAATTAGTAATATTTTTATAATTGATAATTTTTTCAATATCAAATAATTTATTTAAACCTTGTATTAAATAAATTTTATTATTATTAAATTCATATGGAAATATTAACCATTTAATTTTAATTGAATCTAAATAAAATTTATTTATAAGAATATTATAAAATTCTCCTATCCATATACCATTATAATTTATTAAATTATTACCCTCAAATTTAATAAAATCATTTTCATTATTAATAAATTTTATTAAATTCAAATTATTAATTGTATTATTATAAATATTTGATATTTGATATTTTTCTAAATTAATTGGTATAATATTAATCCAATTTATATAACATTTACCATTTATTATTTCTAGAGTTTTTAATAATCCTATTAAATTATTATGAACTATTTTATAAATTAATTTTTCATTATTGTCATATAATTCTAATAAAATATCATTATTTTCATTTAATAATCCAATTCCCATATTACCATATTCAAAATATGAAGATAATAATTTATCTCTTTCTTCTTTTAAAATATTAGAAGAAATATAATTTGAATTACAATTATATAAAAGATGATTTAAATCTGTTAATTTATTAAATAATATTGAATTATTTTTATCATCTATAAAAGGTAATAATAATAATAAAGCTCCTTTAATATCTCTATTATTTTTTCTTTTCCATTGATCAAAATATTCAATATTAGGAATAAAATTATATTTATAAGATATTATATCTATAATAAATATAGTTAATTTAGTAATAATATCTTTATCTAAAATATTTAATTTAGGTAAAAAATTATCAATAACATTATTAATATACATTTTAAAATTATTATCAATAAATTTATATTGATATGAATTTATAAAATCTAATATTTTTATAATATTTGAAGACATATTAAATACTTTTATAAAAAAATTAATTAATCAAATTAAATTGCCAATCGTTATTATCAAAAATTAAAGATAATTTACCAACTGGATAATTTATTAATAATTTATCATCAATTTCTATTGATGATTTATTTTTTATTAAATTTAAAATATTAATACATACTGATTGATGAGTAACTAATAAAATATTATAATCTGTATTATTATAAGTAGTAATTATATTTCTAATAACTCTTTTAATTCTAATTATAACATCTTTACTTGTTTCTGGATAATTTATTTCATTACAATTAATAATTGTTTTATATTCTGGATTATAATTAAATAGTTGACAAATATATTCAGGTAATTCATTTCCAACTGATTTTTTCGAAATAATATCTTCATGATGTATTTCAGATAATCCATATTCAATATTTATTTTATATTTATTATAATTAGAATATGGATAAATTGTTTGTAATGTTCTTCTAAAAGGAGATGAAAAAATAAAATTAATATTATTATTATTTAATGTTTCTATTAATTTTTCTGAATTATCTAATCCTTTTTTAGTTAAAGGTGAATAAAAAGTACAATCTGATACCCTATCTTCGTGACGTAATATATATATTTTCATATATTATAATATGATTATAAAAAAATATTA